CCCCGTAAATTGACAGCCGTTTGTGGATCCGTCGCCGGGCATGATGAGGAACGGGATGTTGCTGACGGCGATGACGTTCGTTCCCGGAATCACCGCCTTGCTTGGGTAGCGAATCGCCATCAGGCGATGCTCTTCGACGTGCTCGTCAATGTTCAGGATGCCCATGTTTCTGTTTCCTTGCCTGTTAGATATACCCGTTATTGACGATGCACTGCGCCGGCTTGCTGCGCCTGTTGCGCTGCGTCAGCGCGCTCGGGCGCTCGCCGAATGACTGGATGAACCGCGCCTCATACCGCTGCGAAGCCTTTTCGTCGAATACCTCGGCGTCCGGCAGCAGGTAGCACAGGCTGATTGCCCAATCCGCCATCTGCATGTGATACACCGACCGGATTTCAGGCTCGTCCGTGTCGGCAACCATTCCCTGCTGCGGCAGCAGATAGCAGCGCAGCGTCAGCGTGTCGTCGGCGGAAGGCGCCGATGCAAGCTCGAACTTGGTTTCGGTCAGCGTCCATTCATCAGCAAAGTCGCTGCCGGTGCTGGTCTTGATTCCGATCACGTCGAGGATCCGCGAGTCCAGGTTGTAGGTCGTGTCGGTGGTTGCGATGTCGAGAAGAATGTCGCTCTCGATCAGATTCGCCCGGATGCACGCCTCGCGCTGCGCCTCGTTGAGATTCGCGTCAATCTCGGCGTCGTCGATCAGATACGGGTGCCTCGTATCCCGCATCCGACGACGAACCAGCGATCTAAGCTCCTGCAGCGTCATTGACCGCCTGCCATGCGATGATCAGGTCTTCGGCCGTGACATTCAGTCCGGCGACCTTTGCCAGACGGCGACGATCCGGGAGCCCTGCAGCAGTGAAGTCGCCTTCCTCGTTGCGTTCGAGCATGACCTTGATGGCGTCTTGAATCAGCTCTTGGTGCGTTTTCGTCGGCGTCTGCGGCGGCAGAGCGACGAATTCCTCTGCAACGGCATCAGCCGGCACAGCCCCAGCAGCAAACGCCGGCTGCAGGAACATCTGCGGAATTTCGGCACCGTCCGGACCGAGCACCATACAGTGCCCGCTGCCAGACATGGTACCGAATGAAATTGGCTCGCTTGTTGGCGATTTCAAACGCATTGATTCGTCCCTGAAAGGTGAAACGAGGGGCTTTCACCCCTCGGTTGATCAGTAGTCGTAGGTGGAGCTTGCCTTGCCGGGGACGATGTAATCGACCCTGAGCTGGACCTGGCCCGTTGTCGGGACGGCGCCGGTGCCAGTCCATCGGACGGTGATCGCTGGCTTGTCGTGAATGTACCCGGTCGGAACCAGCGCCACGAGTCCGGTTGCAGTCTTCACGTCGGTCGCCCCGAGATACCTGGTTGCCGATCCGGAGTCGCCGACAGACAGCGTGTCTGAGGTTGCCGAGTTGAACACGATGCGCTTCACGATCGCCCCGGAAGTGACGATCGCGCCTTGCGGAATGTCGATCGCAGCAACGTCGGTGCCGGAAGTTCCGGCCAAATCGCCGAAGTTGATCGTGACGACCTTCGAGAGTACATCTTGGACGCTGGAGTCCTTGGTGATTGCCATAGTAGTTCCCTTTGAAAGTGGCTCTCGCCGTGGTTACAGGTAGTAGTCCATGCAGATGCAGCCGAAGTCCTGCACCGTGTTGCCGTCGAGCCGGGACATGAAGCGCGGCTTCAGGACCCCGGAATACTGCGAGAGCGTGATCGCGTTCTTCGCGCCGGAGTCCAGCTTCTCTTCGTACCAGTCCGCGGCACCCCAGATATCGGCGTACAGAAGGGCCTGTTGGCCGAGCAGAAGGCTGCGCGTGCCATCGACCGCACTACCGGCGCCCCACTTCGAGCCGCTGGCAGCTCCGGCGGTGTTGTAGACCTTGTTCGAGACATGGAACAGGATGCCGTCGACAGTGAAGCCCGCGGCGCCGGTGAAAAGCGGGTTCTTGAACCCGCGCTCTGCGGCATTCACGAGCACGTCGCGGAAGTCGGCGTCCTTTTTGTAGTACGCGAAGGTTTTGGGATGGACCACATGGACGTAGACCTCCTGTCCGTTGACCATCACCGGTTTGACGCCGCGCGTTTTGGCCTCTGCGCACAGATCGACGAGAGCGCCGTACTTCGGCACGTAGCCGGATGCGATCGCAGCCGTGTTTCCGGCAATCAGGTTGGTGCCGTTGAACGTGAAATGGCGCTTGCTGGTCGGCGACGCGGCCACGTCGGAGGCGTATTCAAGCTGCGTGAGCGAGTCCTCGGCGCCGGTCGTCCGCGTTGAGCCGTCGGTGTTGTAGGCGAAGCTGATATTCGACGCGGCGAGGAACATCATGTCATCGTTGATCTGCGCGCGCCAGTCGGACAGCGAGTCCTTGGCCTCTTTGCGGAAATCGAAAACCGATTGCTGGTCATCGACCCGGCCCTTGCTGGAAACCGACTTGCGGAGCTGGTCCGTGCGGATCTCGACCCAATACGTCTCAAGGCTCTCGCGGCGACCGTCGATGTCGTTGTCCCCGACGATGCCGGAAGCCTGCATGTTTGCCTTCAGGCCGACCATCGCGCGGTCGCCCTTCTCGGTCTTCTTCAGCTCGGTGATGCGCTGGACAACGGAATTGCTCCCGGTGCCCATGAATTTTTCCCAAAACGATTGCTGGCGATAAGCGGTAATCGCCTCATTGACCCATGCGCGCTTGACAGCGGCGGCATTCTGGATCTGCCCAAAAGCGGTGTAGCCCATGTCGTGACCTCGTAAGTAGTGAATGACTTGCTATTCGCTGGCTTACGGGCCGAGCAACCGGACACGAGTTACCGCTTCGTGACCTAGCTGATTCGAGTTTTATCGCTTCTCGGTAGCGGCCTGGATTTCCGCCCTGGCAAGGGCTAGGTGCTGCTGGCTATCTGGAAAAAATGCTATCCGATAGCCGGCATGATTGGCAATTGCTGTTCCGGCTATGTTGCCTGCAATAACCGAAGCCTGTCGGCTTCTGATCCCTTCGCCCACTTGTCCGGATTGCTCAGGATGTCGTTCGACACCGGAATGGTTCTGTTGCCGACTCCGGCATCGAAACGCGGCGGCTGCTCTCCTGCGGTACGTGCGGCCGTGGCGAGAGCCTGCTGCCTGCGCCTGTCAACGGGCGGCGGAGTCGGATCGTCCTTGATTGCCTGCTGGCTCTGCGCATAATGCGGTGCCACCCGCGCAACAGCGTTTTTCAGCGCATCGGCTGGAGCGTAGCCGTTCTGCTTGTACATCTCGATCCACCCGACGACATCGGCGATGGCGTCCTGATTCGCTTCAGCCGAGTCGATATCGAGAAACGGGTACGCCTTGTAGGTGTCGGCGACGACGCGCTGCACCGCCGCCTGCGATTCGCGCTCATCGAGCCGCTGCGAGATTGCCGCTTCGCTTGCAGCCTTTGCCCGAGCGTAAATCTCGGCGTTGATCTGCGAACGGATTTTCCGTGCCGCCTCCTTGTCGCCAGCCTCGATCGCGTCGTAGTGCGCGTCTTCGAGCGCGTCGAGGTCGATTTCTGCCGGGGCGGCCTGCTGCGTCGCCTGTTGTGCGGCCAATGCGGCCCTCAATTGCTCGGCCTCTTCGCGTGCAGCATGCAGCTTGGCGTTGACCTCATCAAACCGGGCGCGAGGGATCGCCGAGTCGCGCTTCGGCGGATCTGGTTCGCTTTCCGGCTCCGGCTGCGACTCGTCGATCAGTTCTTCTTCGGCTCCGTCGGCGCCGGCTTGTTGCTCCTGATCGTCTTCGGACTCTTCGTCGATGACGGCGCCAAGCAGTTCAAGATCGGATTCGTTGGTGATGTCATTTTCCATGTTCGTTTTCCTTCTGGTTGATGAGTCTGAATTGCTCGGCCTCGAACGCCCTGTCTGAACGCCATTCGTCGTTTCTGCGCCTGACCACTTCAAGACGTTGGTGTCGAAGATGGCAAAGCACGATCTCTTTCGCTGTGTCTGCTATCCAGCAGAAGCTATCGTGCTCTATGATCGGCGGCAGACTGACCGGCTTCCCTGCGTCCTGCATGTCGAGATACCTGGACATAGGGCTTTTGACTTTTATCTTTGCCCCGTTGTGCATCACGATGTTGAGGATCTGGCGGCGGCCAGTCCAAGCGGCAGCGGCATCGTCCATGTTCCCCACGATTTTCCCGCGCTTGATGATGTACAGATCGTCGCTGATCCATATCGGCGGAGTCAGCTTCCTGCTGTGGTCAACAAAGAATTCTGGAGCATCAGCGACCGGCATTCTTTCGATCGCAGCAATCAGACTGTCGCAATCTTCGCAGAACTGCTTTTGCGCAGCCAAGACATCATCGCTGCACGTCAGATCGAGATACTTCGCGTAGTCTTTTTCCCCTTTCTCGCGCGCGGTTGCAATGGCTGCGCTCTCGCGTTCGTGGTACAGATTCGATACGGGGGCACGGAAAACAAGATACCGCGGATTCCCTCCGCTCTTTCCAGAGTATCGCGGCTTTATGGTGATCGCCAATTTGCCGTAGCAGTCAAAAACCTCTGCGCACTCTATGTAGTGAACAGGGATTGGAAACTGCACGCCAGTCATATCAAAGTCATCTTCCCGGCAGACCAGGAATCCACCTTCGATTCTGACTAGCAGCCCGTTTTCTGGCCAGTCGCGTTGTGTGGTTGGCATTTTTCTCCTTGTGGTTACGGCATGAAGCCGGTTTCAATCCCATTGTTGATCCCGGCGTCAGGGTTTGGCGGGAAATTCGGGCTCGTGTTCTCCGGCATGCCTTCGACGCCCTGCACGCCTGCTGGCACTCCGGGGATGCCTGGCGGAGCATTCGCGTCCTCAAATCCGGCAGACAGAAGCATCGCGTCTGCCATCGGTG